GGCTGGCAGATCCAGGCGACGATCCGCGGCATGGTGGAACGAACACGCACCGCGCAGGCAATGTTTCAGGGCGATGACAGTCGCGCCAGCAAGTACGGGTCCGAGCATCGCGGCGACCGGATTACGGCATCGGCGGTCAAGCTCATTGACGGACCACGCAGACCAGCGGAGCCGATGCAGCCAGCGGCGCCCATGCCGCTGTTGTCGGCGCCACCGATGCGCGTCTACACGCCGGCGGATGCGCTGAATCTCAACACGCGCAAGCGGCTGGTGATGGGCCAGGTCGATGGCCAGCTTGTGCATTGGGATATGGTGGAATCGCCCCATCTGCGCGTGCACGGCAAGAGTCAAGGTAGCGGCAAGACGAACGTTCTGCGCACGTTGGCGGCCGGCGCGCTGCGCGTTGGGCATCACGTCATTGTGCTGGACCGGCGGCGCTTCAAGGATTGGAGCGAGTTCGCCGACAAAGCCGAACTGATTGACGTGCGCGACCCGCAACGCTTTGTCGTGGTGGCGCAGCGCCTGGCTGCCATCTACCAGGAACGGGATGCTCTTCTCGGCAAAGCCGGTGCGCCGAACATCGCGGCGTTGGAGAATCCGCCGCGGCGCGTTGTGGTGGTCGTGGCGGAGTTCGGCGCACTGTGCGCCCAGGCCGATGCCGATGGCGTACTGGGTGCGATGCTGCACTCGCTGACGATGGTGCTGCGCGAGGCCGGCGCCGCGGGCGTGCACGTGCTGATTGAGGACCAGGTTGTCGACCAGCGTTGGCCGCGCGGCATCAGCACGAATGCGGAGCCGGTGACGGGCTACCTGCCGCAGAACTACGGCGCGGCGGGTGGCTACTACGACGCGCACAAGCTGCCACCGTACACGTTCCACTTCGGCGGCACTGTGTTCAAGTCGCTGGACGCGCGCGCGGCGTTGCCGGCGGCGCTGGCGACGGTGAAGGTGAAAGAGCCGGTTATCGCCCTTCGGCGAGCTCAGGGGCCGGTGGGCGAGTTCGTTGAAGGCCGTTCGGTCGAGCGTTCGGTCGGGTCGTTCGGTCAACCGTTCGGTGCGTTCGGTCCAGAGGTAGACCCCCTCCCACCGAACGACCGAACGACCGAACGCCCTTCGGCAAGCTCAGGGGCTGGGGAGGTCGATCCCACCGACTTGCAGGCAATGGTGTGGGCGTGGCGCGACGCCAATCCGGCGGGCAGCCAGGCGGATCTGCGGCGCTACTTTGACGATTGCGGGGTGGAGATTGCGCGCGGGTACGCGCATGAATTGTGGCACCGGTATAACACGGAAAGGAGTGCATTGTGAGCGAGCTACACGAAGGGCAACGGGTGCAATTGAATCTGGCTAAAATGCCGGCGCATCGTCGGGAGGTGTACGCGCGCAACGGCAACGGCGTGGTGGCAGGTTTCGTCAATGAGCGCGTTTGGGTTGAATTTGATGATGGCCGGCGGGCTCTGTTTTGGATCGATGAACTTGAGCCGGCGGTGGAGCAGATCGGGATGTTCGTGGAGGTGGCACCGTGACCGACAATCGCAACGGCGTCGAGCGCGTGCTGGACGCGGGCGGCAGCTTCGACTGGATTACGCCGACCTACGAGGCCGTGCGCAATCTCGTGCAGGACGGGCGCGGCTTCAAGATGACAAGTGACGATTGGCTGCCGCTGAAACCGACACTGAAGCGCCGGCGCATCCCGTACTGGGGCGAGGCGCTTCATTGGTCTGGCGGGCAGTATTGGTACACGTTTTCGGTGCACGCCAAGCACGCACACGTTATCTTGAAGATGACGGGCTATCGCAGCAATGGTGGCCGCGGCAAGGCTGTGCTGATGCTGCTGGTCTTGGCCGTGTTCGTGGCGATTGGGTTGACGTTGGCATGGATGATCTGATTACGACCGAACGGGTTGGCATTGTGGTGCATCGGTTGTCGCGCGGCGAGGCGGGCAATACAGCAGAGATCGCCGGGTGGGTCGGGTTAAGTCGGGCGGGAGCCTGGACAATGTTGGACAAATTAAGCCGGGTGTTGCCGCTGAATTTTAGTGATGGGCGTTGGCAGTATGTTGATGCCCACCTGCTACAGTGTGAGGAGATGATTGGCGACGACGGGAAGGGGCAACGATGGACGGCGTAATCACCGGGGCTGTGTTGTTCGGGGCAGGGGTGGCGGTGGGCGGTCTGCTGGTCTGGCTGATGGGCTTGCAGCACAACCAGGAGCGCGCCGAACTGTACCGCGCCATCGGTCAGATGCAGATGCGCATCGAGCAACTGGAAGCGCCGGGCATTCCGCAAGAGGAACTGTGACGCGCGGCAAAGCAAGGCGCAGGCGACTGAATGCGGTGATGCTGTGTGCGGATGCGACGGGTCTACAGGCGACGATAGACAGATACACGAAAGGGAACGAAGCAATGGCGATGACATCAGCATACCGGTGCAACGTGAGCGACAACGCGCTCATTGCCGCACCGACGACTTACCCCATGCGGGACTGTGCCAACGTCGAGGCGGCGATGGCGATTCTGGCGCGCGGGGAAACGTGCATTGTGGCGGCGGTGGATATGTCGGCATTGCGGGCGCGGCTGCTGGCGGAAAGGGTGGGGTGAGTGATGGAAGAAATGACCATGAAAGAGATGGGAGAAGTAGTGGAGGAAGTGATGGAAGAAATGACGCCGGAGGAAGCATCCAAGCAGACCAAGAAGGGCAAGACGCGAGCCGGTTTTACCACCAACAAGGGGCGCGGCACATCGAAGGCGCGTCGGAAGATGGCGCGACAATCGCGCAAGATGAATCGGAAGTGACTCCCCATGCTTGACGCATCTGCCATCACCGTCTGGCGCTTCGAAGATGCGCCGCCCGACCTGCGGGCGCTGACGGAGCGCATCATTATCAACGGCTGGATCGCCCTGGTGCCGCGCACCTACGCCGACCGGCATGATCTGTGGTGGCTTGAGCACATCGACAAGACTCACGACCCGGAGATGCACGCGCACCCGTCGCTGAGTGAGTACATGGTGTGGATTGGGGCGAGTCGTGACTGACGCCAGCGCGCTGCTGTGCGTGGTCTTGCCGGTGCTGGGGTGCATCGTCGTGGGCTGGCTGCTGCTGTACGATGGCAATGAACGAAGCCGCATGGTGCGGGGCGTGTCGCATCGGTGGAACTCGAATGTGGAACCATGAACGAAGAAGAAGAACAGCGGTTGCGCCAGATCCTGGTGATGCTGACGCCGAAGCAACTGCGCTACGTGGCCGAACGATACCGCCACGACACCGATAGGGAAACGCTGGAAGTGCTCGGCATGAGTCCCGACGCGCCCTATCGGTGGGCGAACAAGGCGGAAGTCAATGAGGCCATCGCGCTGATGGCGCGGGACGGCGTGTTTGTCAGCCGGGAGCTGCTGCGGCGCGCATTGCCCCAAGCCGCGGTGGTCAAGGTGGCCGGCCTGGACAGCAGCGATGAGCGCATCCAGCAGGCGGCGGCTACGGAGATCCTCGATAGGTTTCATGGGAAGCCGACGCAGAAAAACGAAGTTACCGGCGCGGGCGGCAAAGATTTGCCAGTGCTGGTCATTGCGCCGGGCATGTTGGATAAGCTCCGGGCATGAGTTACATTGCCGAATCGCCAGACGCGCTTTCCTTCCGGGGCGGCGCGTCTGATTTTTGGGAATACAAAGGACAGGAGGCCATTTTGTCCGGTCCGTATGAGACCGGCAAGACAATGGCTGCGCTCTTCAAGTTACACAGCTTGCTAAGTCTCTATCCCGGCTCCCAGGCGCTTATGGTGCGCAAGACGTACAAGAGCGTCAAGGGCAGCGCCGTCGTCACCTATGAGAAGAAGATACTGACCGTTCCTCCCGACCATCCCCATAGTTCAGTGAGCAAGTACGGCGGCGAATCACCAGAGCACTACGACTATCCGAACGGTTCACGGCTTCATGTTGGCGGGATGGACAACGCCGATAAATTCCTATCGGCTGAATTTGATTTCATCTACGTCAACCAGGCCGAAGAATTGCTTTTGGATGACTGGGAGAAGTTGATGGGCCGCGCGACCGGCCGCGCCGGCAATGCACCCTTCACGCAGATCATGGGCGATTGCAACCCTGGTCCGCCACAGCACTGGATTAAACAACGCGCGTCCCTGCGTCTGTTTGAGAGTCGCCACGAAGACAACCCGTCATTGTATGACCCAGTTGCCCATGACTGGACAGCGCAAGGTCGTAAGTCGCTGGCCATCCTGGACAGCCTGACGGGTGTGCGTCATAAGCGCGGGCGGCTTGGCCTGTGGGTTGCGGCTGAAGGGCAAGTCTACGAGTACGATCCAGCCGTCCACCAGATACAGCGTATGCCCGCTGGTTGGGAGCTATGGCCGCGCTACCGGGCGATTGACTTCGGCTACAATAACCCGTTCGTCTGCCAGTGGTGGGCGGAAGACCCCGATGGGGCATTGGTCATGTACCGAGAGTTGTACATGACGGGGCGTACGGTCAGGCGACATTCTGGGCAAATCAAGGCATTGTCCGAAGGTGAAAATATCCTGGCTACCATCTGCGACCACGACGCCGAAGACCGGGCCACCCTGAACGAAAACGGAATCCATACTGTGGCGGCGGACAAGCGCATCACGGTGGGAATTGAAAAGGTACAGGAGCGCTTGGCCAAGGATGGGCGCGGGAAGACGCGTCTGTTATTCCTGGCTGATTCGTTGGTCGAGGTGGATGGCGAGTTGCGCGATAAGCGACAGCCGCTGTCCACCGATGACGAATTTGGAATGTACGTTTACCCAACCGGCATAGACGGCAAAACACAGAAGGAAATGCCGGTTGACGCATACAACCACGGCATGGATACCATGCGCTACATGGTCATGTACAAAGATGGCAAGCAACAGTTACCTCCGCTGCTGTGGGGCTGAAATGGGGACCTTCGACATGAAGAAATTGACAATGAGGGAACGTGAGATCGTAGCGCTCTTGGCGCAGGGGCAGCGCCAGGCCGATATTGCGCGCCTGCTGTGCATCTCCCATTGGACCGTGCGCGACCATGTAAAGCACGCCCGCGAGAAGACTTCATCGAAGTCCACCTTCGATCTTGCAGTGAAAGCCGCCATCGAAAACACCCAACTGTAGGGATAGAATTCTCATTACGCCCAGCGTAAACTGGTCCGCATGGCCCAGTACATCTACGACGGATTGAAGGCGATCCCGTTGGAATCCTTGCCGGAAAGCGCATGGACGATTCTGGGCGCGCCGGACAGTGATGACCTGGAGGAGATCGGCGCAAAGGTCGCGCTGCTCTATCGGGCCGTCGATGTTCGCGCCAGTAGCCTGGTGGGTATGCCATGGGAAATCACGCCGACCACCGAAGGCGCTGAAGCCATCTGGACATCGGAG